CGCTTGACATCAATGGGATGTATGGGCAATAGAACGCTGCTGCGTCTGTTTCAGTAGTACCTTTGTAACCAACAAGTACAGTATCGTCTGACGCATACTGGTTAACATAAACACGCATAGTACCGTTTAGAGTACCTACGAATTTAGTGTTAGTCGGTGCCTCGAAAGGACCTTCAGTAGTACGTGCAAATGCACTAGTAGTTGCTGACTGTAGTACAGTTAGCATAGTTGGGCTTACGATAACCCAGTTACCAGCGCCACGACGTGTACGTGCAGCGATAGTGTTTGCATTCTTGTTGATTAGAACTGCTAGTGCAGCATGTTCGTCACCAACGAATGTAGCAGTACCACTTACACCAGCTTGGTTATAAGTATCTGTACCACCGGACAAGCTAGTTAGACTTGCAATGATTTCCTGGTCAATTTCAGCAGTAATTTCTTGTGCAAGTGCTTGCATGATTTCTGCTTCAACGTCTAGGCCATGCATTGATTGAGCGTCTTGCGCTGCTTCAAATGTCCAACGTGCTGATAGTTTACGTGTCTTAGCTTCAACAGTTTGCTTTAGAACTTGGATAGATAATTTCTTACCACCAAGTGCTTCAAGTGCGCTAGTTGAGTCTGCTTTGCCAGTGCTTGAGTTACCTGAGTAACCGTTTGCAATTGCAAATGGGCTTAGTGCTTCGTCGCCTGCGATCGCACCCGCAAAGGTTTCTGCATAGCGTACACGTAGAGTGTGGATCTGGCCTACTGGACCAGTCATCGGCTGTACACCAACAATCTCGTTGGCGATAACAGTAGGCATTACACGACGAATAACTGGAAGAATAACTTTGTTAAGTGAAGCAATGTTGCCAGCTTGAGTAGTTCCCGCTGCGGCACTTTCTGACAAGTAACGCTTTGTATTCTCAAGTGTAACTTCCATCACTTTTTTCTTAGTTCCAGTAAGACCGTCGGTAAGGGCTTCTTTGGTAGCTGACCAATTTTCAAATAGGTTGCTCATTTTCGGTCTCCTTAATTTATACCGGCTAGTTTACGAAGGTTAACGATATTTGAATCTACTGAAGCTCCAGCTGCAGTTGATTTATTTCCGGTGACTTCTTTAGCAGATTCACTTAACACCTTCTTAGTTTCTGGTTTTTTAATATCTTCTCTCAATACTGAGGGTAGATATTTATTGAACGCACTTTGTAGTTCCATAGTCTTGGTACTTTCAAGTAATGCATTCATTATTTCTTTGTGTTGCTTACTAAGCGGAGCCATCATTTCATTCATGATAGCTTTACGTTGTGCTACATCCTCGGCAATACGTACTTTACGTGCTGATTCTTGTAGTTGAACATCCTTAGTAGCAATTACTTTGTTTGCTTCGTCGATCTTTGCAGAAAGATTGTTTACTTTTTTGTTTAGTTTTGAAACTTCTGTGCCTTCTGACAAGTAGCTTCCCATAAACTCAGCTGCAAATGTTTCAAATATCTTACGTCCAAAAGTATTTTCTTTTGCAACTTTGATATCTTCACGTAGTGTAGTAAGTTCTTTCTTGAGTGTTGACTCTAGAATTGCATTTACTTTCTTTGCAGCATTTTCAACAAACTGACGTTTAGTTTGATCGATTACAGCTTTGCCTTCTTTTATCATTTTGACTTTAGCTTCAACTAGTGAGCGTTTATCTTCATGAAACTCATTAAGCTCTTTTGTAAGTTGCTCAAGAACAAAACCCTCTAATTGGATCATGTTTTTACCTTGAGCAGAACGGTCTTCGCGAAGTTCATTAATTTCTTTGCGAAGTGTATCCATAACAAAGCTATCAAGAACCTTTGCGTGTTCTTTCATGTGCTTACGGTATGCTACACGATCTTCAGTAACTTTTGCTTTGTCTGCTTGGAACTCTGAAAGTTCTTTTGCAATAACATCACCTAGCATAGCATCCATAGCTTCAACGATTTGCGACTTGTCATTTTCATAACGTGTTGCAAATTCTTCACGAAGTTCAGCAGTAATTGCTTCTCTCGCTTCATTGATTTTAGATTCCCATGCTTCGCTAATTGAAGATCTTACCTCTTCGGAAAGCGTACTTGAGTTTAATAGTTCATCGATTGCGTGAGCCATATTAATCTCTCCTATACTTTAGATTGGTTATCAGTCTCGATATCTCTTCTTGGAGATAACGTTGTGCGCCTTTATCGTGTTTAACGGCACCAGCAACATCCATTAATACATTACCACGTCTATGATTCATAATTCTTTCATAAATTGGATCGGGATATGCATCAGGAGCACTTGGATTAGCAACAATGTCTACAGTAATGATTTCAAAATCTTTTACATGACCATTGTCACCAACGTTGCCGCTTCCTCTACTAGACACGCCTAGTTTTACTCCGCTTTCCAGTAGGGTTTTACAAATATTACCCATTGGAGTTGGAAGAATTTTAAGTTTGCCGATACCGTTGTTACCGTTAATATCCATCTCTGTGATAATGTGTGACACACGATCAAGATTGATGTTAAGGTCGTCTGGGTGATCAGCTTCACCTAATACCGAATATCCTTTTTTGATCTTTTCATTAATAGCTTTTACAGCTCTATGAATTTCATCCTTTGGATAAATGCGATTGTTTTGATTACGTACATCACCCTCAATGAAAATACCTTTCATATACAGACTTTTACCGTTTGACTCTTCAACAGATTCCGTAACGATATTTGCCTGATTAAATGAAAGATGTTCAGTGATTAGCTTGTTGTACATATTACTTCATCTCTCTTTTTGGAGCAGGTGCTGCACTCAATTTTGCGCCAGCTTCTGGACCTTTAACGTTCATTGGCTTTGCTGATGGTGCTTTACCGCCTGCTTCTACTTTAGTATCAGTTGGGTGTGGCTTTGCATCGGTTGGACCTTTGCCGCCTTTACCTACTGGGGATTTTGCGCTTTTATCGCTGCCGTCTGCCATATTTGCAGTTACAGACTTAAGAGCTACTGACTCGCCGAAGCCTTCCATTTCTGGCTCTTCTTCATTGTCCATGTCTTCGCTGTCGTCACCCATCAAATCAGCAAATGCTGCACGTAGTTCTGCAATTGCATCTTCTACGTTAGTTAGTGCTTCTTCTGGATCTGATGCGTCCATGTCCATATCTTCGTCGTCTCCGCCGATGTCGCCCATGTCCATTGTCATGTCCATGTCTTCTTCATCGCCGTAGTCTTCTTCGCCAGACATATCTTCATCATCAAAAATTTCTTCTTGATCAATTTCTTCTTCTGCAGACTCAATGTCGTTTAGGAAGTCATCTTCTTCGTCGCTTACATCGATTGTTTCGTCTAAGTCTTCGTCTTGAATATCGTCTTCTACAACTTCATCACTTTCAGTGATTGCAGCCCAATGATTTTTTGCTTTTTCAACAAATACATTGTGTAGTAGATCAGCGGCTTTTTCACGCTCATCGTTGACTAGATACTCAAGGACTTTAACTAGTGAATTTTTGTGATTGCTCATTTGTTAATCTCCTTACAAAATGTTAACAGGCTTACCAAGATGGTTTACAATTTTATTTACACCACCAAGATGTTTTACTTATCAAAATGCCCAAAAAAACGTCTTTTTTAGATTTTGATAAGTTAGATAAGTAATTTCGCTAAATTATTGTGCTGCAGGCTGTGCGTAAATTGTTTTAACTCGTTTAGTCCTGCTAGCGTGTTCAACGTTGTGAACTTCACGTTGCTTACGTAATCTATTAAGATGCTTTAATGTAAGACGGCTTCTACGTGCATCGTCAATTTTACGATTGCTGTATTCGTTGTCTTCATCATCATAATACTCTACTAAAAATTCATTGCTACGCATTATACTTCCCCCTCAGGTGCTGTTGCATTTTCTGCACCACTAATTGGTGATTCATCCGAAGCTTCTTCATCGCCGCCTTCTAAGTCCGCTTCGCCACCCATGTCTGGCGGAGAATCGAAACTACGCACGCCAACACTACCAAGTCCTGGCATACTGTCAGATTCAGGTGCAGCACCGCTTTGGTTTTCTTCTTCCCACATACGTTCGTTTTCTAAAATTTCTTCCTCAGTAAGTCCCAGATACTTGCTTAGTAAGAAACGCTTACTCAAATATGGAGTAGCTTCTAGATTAGCAAATACAGCACTGCGAGCATTATGAATTTCAATTTCTTTATATTGGCTGAAACTTTGTGGCTCTACAAATTTAAGTTCAAAAATACTTGCATCAATATTGATACCTCTATTTTTCATAAACAGTTTGAACTCTTTATCAAATGTAGGACTAATAATGTTTTGCAATCTCGAACAATACTGGTTGAATCTATATTCTTGGATAAACGCAGTTCCTACTTTACCATCAACATATGTTGAACTACCATCATCTGGACCTGTTGGCAAATAGCTGCTAGGCACACGCAATGCTCTAAGCATTTTGTTTGTAAAGTAACGCAAGTCATCAATTTGACCTAAATTGTCACCGCCGGGCAACACTTCAACTTTACTACCACGACCTTCAGCAGTTTGAGCAAAGAAATAATCTTCCATAATACTTAGGGGATTATACGCTGCATCCATAATGGTTGTACCGCCGCCTGTACGACTAGGAATACGCTTTTGGTGAATTTCATTTTTAACACGTTCAACAAAGCCCATTGCTTTGTTTGCAGGCATGTTACCTACGTCAACATAAAAAACACGGCGTTCAGGTGCTCTTTGAACACGATAGATAATAATACTGTCTTCTAGCAATTCTTTTTGCTTGTAAGTTTTGAAGATTGGGTCTAAAATGCTGTTACCAAACGGGAAGTCACTGTCCATACCCTCAGTCATTGCACTGTGTACAATATGGTTGGCATCAACTGTGTATTCTTGTGTTGGCCCGCCACTTTGATAGTTACCACTGTTAGCGTTCATTGTACCACCAGTTGACTGTGTTCTCATTTGAGTGTTAACTGTGCTGTATGTTTGTCCAAACTGAACTGGCTTGCTTACAGTTTTAGTTTGCATGTTTAGGTCAATGTTTCTAATAATGTACTGTTCAGGTAACTTACCTTTTGATTCGTTAACGATCACTTTGCTAATATCAACTGGGTTCACGTGTAGTAATTCCCATGTTTCGGGGTCACGGATAAAAAACTGATCACCGTACTTAATAATGTTACGGAATGTTTTAAATGCTCTACGATCCCAATCATTTAAGTTACACCATTGGTGTAGTGTTTGCTCTAGGATTTTTGTTTCGCTTTCAGTTGGATCTTCTTTAAATTTAAATCCAAAAGGAAGATTTGTTGTTTCGTCAAGCTGTGTACTAAATTCGCTAATGATATCTAGCGCAGCATTAATTTCGCTGTCCATATCCATTTGGTCGTATTGTGCATAACGCTCAACACGGTTTGGTTGTCCACTGTATACTTCTGGTAGCCAGCTTTGAAAGCGACTTGAGCTACTAGGTTTCGCAGAACTAGTAGCTTGTCCTTGGTATTGAGTAAAGTGTTTTTTCCATGACATTGTTTTGATATCTCTTTTGTTGTTATCGTGTATTTATCTTATATCTAGTTGACAGGTTAGTTTGAGTTTATACCAAATAATGAATTTCTGATAGCTTGTGCTGCATTACCAATTTCAGTTGTTAAATCACCTAATGCGCCAGAAACTCCACCAGTATTCGTAGTAAGGGATTCATATGCAGAATTAAATAATGATGCTGCAGCTGGTGCTATAATTGATATCGTTTTTGCTTCCATTAATTTTTTCATAATTGGGTTGTTTGGATCCACACCGAGAGCAGTGCCGCCTTGCAACGTTAACATTGTCAAATCTTCCATTCTTTTTACAATAGCTCTTGCTCGACTATCACTGTCAACGGCGGAACGCTCATTTGGACTACCACCGCCAGAACTATATTCATATCCTTCTATATTAAGAAGGCCTCTTGCACCAGTACCCACTATCGCTGCCCCAGCTAGGCTTGAAAGTATTGCTCGGAAGAACGGGTTGTCGGGTAAAGCTGACATAGATATAGCTAAATTGTTAAACTTTTGTTGTGCGGTATTTAAGTTAGTAATATCAATGTTTGCAGCCGCTAACATTGCATTTGATGATGCAACTTTTATATTATTAGTTGCTGTTTCTAAATTATTTGTTAATCCTAAGAATGCTGCACTGCCGTCTGCTATAGAAGCGTCTAGAGTAGCTCTTGCTGCTGCATTTTGTCTAGCAGCCTCATCAGTTGTAGTAGCACCAGTGGAAAGTGCAGTGGATCCCATTGTCATAAACGCAGTCAGAGCTTCTCCGAAAGGACCACCTATCGATGCTATTTGCCGTGAACTTTGATCAAATGTCGCATTTTTTGCTTGTCCGGCTGTTGCAGTTATTAATGCTTGACCTTCTGTGCCTTTTCCTGCATTTACTGCATCAGCAAGACCCGCAACCATCCCTCTCATATCTACACCAGACAGCTGTGCTGCTTGATAAAACCTCTGAGTTTCGGCGTCAGCTTCTAACCCATTCATCTTTCGGTTAAGAGCTCTCTGAATCATAGGTGCTGCGTCACCGAATTGGTTCATTGCGCCCTGTACTGTATTCATCGCTGCTGCTTGTTTTTCATTAAGTGACAATAATAAAGCTCTACTTTGTGCAGCTTTTGTATACTCTTGTTGTGCTTTAAGTCTATCTCTTACGTCTTGTGCTGTTAAACTAGCCATAGCTGTTTGTGCTGCAAGATTTTCATTTATTGCGCTAGCTAATGCAGTCTCGTTTATTGTACGTAAAGCATTTGCATCACCTAGCTGTCTTCTGACTTCTTGTTCATCAGTCATATACTGCGCTAGTTCTGCAGCACCCATTCCGTCTTCCAGATCGGAAGAGCACA